TTAGTTGTCCTTGCCTAGTTCCTTTATTATATCCGATACCTTTTCTAAGCTCAATATTTCGCGTGGCTCAACTTGTTCACCGTCTAATCGGACAATCTGGACAGTATCACCTTTAATAAAACCCTTGTCCATTGCCTCTTTAAATTCATCATAAGTCAGCATTATATTATCTCCTTTTCTATACTATCAAGAACATATCAATACGCTCTACCTTTTGTGTATTTTCTAAAAAACGGAACGATTTTGCGCCAAGTCTCCCTCGTGACTGCTCCCAAATAGTTCGGCGGGTCGCTGGGTAAACGCCCTTTGTTCTGCCGATAGTAAGGATTTTTAACCAAGCAACTTCACCCCCTAATCCGTACCCCATGACACCCTATAAAAAACCGGAAAAAGTTGCGCGTGATGTAAGACGACACCTTGCTGTGGCTCTCCTGAGGCACGAGAAGGGGGCGGGGGTCAATTTTAAACCCTACCTAGGGTATTTATACCCATAAAATCTAAAATCGAGCTATGGGCGTTTTAGGGGCGTTTTATACCACGCGCAACCATTCCGACATTTTCTAACATTTTCCCATAATTAGGGCGTTTTATATCAACTTTTTTCAACAATTTAAAAGCGCTCAGATAACCCAAGCGCTTTATTATCTATGCTTCACTACAACCCTTAGAATAGCCCTCAAAGCTATCACAAACACGATTGAATGGCTCAGATAGGTTACTATCTGATACATAATCAATAAGCATTGTATAGGCGTTATTAGCCTCGTTCTTGCTGATTGTGATGTCTATTGTCGGTTGTTCATACGTTCCAACCATATAACCAAGTATAGCAGTAGATGTTACGTTAGCATGGTCAACAGTTTCAAACTCATGTCTGAAAGTGAATGCCCTAGCGTTGTCTGTATGTTTCTTAAGTGTCATGATGTTTCTCCTTTACTTAATCAGTATAAGTTACAAAGACACTATCCTTTAGGCTTTGCACACTTACAACGTTTTTATCAATCATAAAGTCATTGATACGAGTTTCAAACTCTTTATCTGGTTCTGGTTTAAACGCTTGAAAACCAAGTCCATTAGTTCCGTCTGGTACGAGTTCTCTTGTAAATAGTTTAATTTTCATTGTTTTTGATATCCTTTCTTAAGCGGTATGATTAGTTAGAAAGTTATATTTTTCTCTAAAGTTTGTAGTTTTAGTTTTAAAGAACTTAATGGCTACAAGTAAAACTACTTGAAAAAACCAGTAGTATCAAGGGTTTAGGTCTATTTGTAGTTTTTGTAGTTTTATTTTTGGAAAAAGACTTTTATTTTCTACACACTATATACACACACTATATATTATTATCTATGATATTTAATACTACTAAAACTACAATATAGTATAAAGCCCATAATACCAGTGTTTTGGGTTGTAGTATTGGTTGTAGTTTCTGTGTAGTTTTTGTGTAGTTTTAAATTCGTTCATAGTAAGATACTGGAGTGCCACCTTTAAACAATCTTTTTTGTTTAGGTCTTTCTCCCTTTCTCCATCCGTCGTCATTATCTAAAAAGTCGCGTATTTTTTGAGAAATCAAGTTTTTACCCCCTTGGTTTGGGTTTTGATTGAAAGCAAGGTAGGCGATATGGTTGGGGCTTGTGAATTGAATTAGACTATCCGTCTGTATAGCTGGGTAATCGCTATATGTTTTTACGCCACCATCTAATGGCTCTCCAAGTTGTTTTAAAACATATTGGCGTTGTTCATACTGTGAAAGACTATCCCAACCCTCAACGATTTTAAATTCATTTAGTAATTGCTTAATAATCTCTTTATCCACATCTTCGACCTTATAATTTTCTTGGATATCAGTCAGCTCATTCATTAATTGTTTAGATGGCGTAAGTGGCTCTCTCTTATCAAACCAAACTTTCGCCTCAGCAAGTACTTGTAAAAAGTAATCTTCTTCAATATCCATAGGGTGTTGCTTTACGTCGTTAACACCACACTCAATAGGGAAGAAACGTCTTTCTGTTCCGCTATCCTTAAGAAAAGATTTCTTGTTAGCCGTTCCAATAAAGACACAATGCCTAGGGTGTGGGGTAGCCTTTCGCTCGTAAGGGTCGCGATAAGTGTCACTATCCGAAGAAATGAAACTTTTAACGGTTTCAATTTCTGCTTTTGACATTCCTTTTAGTTCCCCTAATTCAATGATGGCATTAGCTTGTATTTTTTGATAATCGCTATCACGTTTACCAAACGTTATTTCTGAGTCGGTGTGATAGTCTGGAAGTAATCGCTTAGTTGCTGTACTTTTCCCAGTTCCTTGCCTTTTGTCAATTAAAATAGGGACAACTTCAAACTTAACTTTTTCGAGATAAACCCTAGCCATGAGCCCCGTCAGCCATACCTTAGCTATTTCTCTGTTATAAGAATTATCAGCACACCCTAATAAGTCGATAAAATAGCGCTCCCCTCGTGGTTTACCATCCCATTCTTTGCTTTCTATGCGTTGTTTAATGGGGTGATAGGTGTTCTTTTTAGCCAACGCGGTAACGGCTACTTCTATGTGTTCTTTTCGAGGTGTAAAACTATAATTTTCATCAATAAAGGCGATACAAAGGTTTGTCTGCTCGCTTGTCCATAACCCCTTTTCTTTAGACCAAGGGAGTGTCTTTGTGATTTCAATAGTTCTTTCAAATTCATTGTATTTAATACCTTTAAAGATATTGTCATGAAATTCAAAAACCTTACTGACATTGTAGGGACTGCTAGCGACATATTCTTCACCTCCTCTGCCTTTTTTAGTTCTAAAGTCAGGTCCAAAAAAAGACTGGTCAACTTGTGATAATTTGTCTTCAAATTCTTGTAATTCTTCTTTTTCTATGGCTCTATACCTCTCTTTCTCATTTCCAAAGTTAAGATACTCCTAAAAGTCCTATCAATCTCATTGCTAGATAAAGGTTTATCAGTAACCCTATTAGCTATCATTGTCAGCTCATAGGCGGTGGGAATATCTGCCTTTACATATTTTGATAGTAGTAACCCTACAAACTTAGTTACCGCAACATTACGCCCACCCTCGTCACCAAAGCCATGTAATAAGGTATCTAGCACGCGCATGGTAATTGTTTTATTACTGCTTTTCCGTGGTGTGCGATAGTGTGGTTTTTGGCTAGCCGTAACTGTATTTGCTACAGGATATGAACGGCCTCTGTTTACTATTCTTTCATAGTTGTTGGGGTCTCCAGTGGTTACTGGTAAACCTTGTAACTGCGACCATGTTAGGCTTGTATTGTCAAAAGGTAGTCCGATTTTATTCGCTATCTCTTGGACAGTCTGCTTATAAGTTTGTTCGTCCATCTTGTCACTAGGCTTCACCACAAGCCTATAACGTGGCTTTTCTTTGGTGTGCTTAATAGTTGGGTAAATGATATAAGAATAGCCATGTAAGGCGTTATTTACAACGCTAGGAAAGTCTGTGCTATCCTCTAGCTCGTCATAGTCTAAGAAAATCAAGTCACGGTAAATTAAACTAGCATTATTGCGCTTGTAATTGCCATTCTCGTCTTGTTTCACCATGCCAGCAATACAATAGGGGGCTGAATTGCGCTTAAAATCGTCAATTTTTACACCTTTGGGAACTGTTATAGGTCTAAATTCTGCGATATAGTCAAAGGGTGCTTTTTTATCGAATAAATTTAAGTCATTACCGAAGCCCTTACTTTCATAAATAGGCATACTTACACCCTCCTCTAGTTATAGACACCTAGAAAAGCTAGAATATCACTGACACGGTAATAGACTTTGCGCGTGTCTTCCACTGGTGGTTGATAGCGTTTAAGCCCTGCCTCTTCCCAACGTCTTAGGGTGTTATATTTAAGTCCTAGCTCGTCCATAGCTTGCTGGGCAGTGATTAGCCCTAACTGGTGTTTATCGAACTTAGAATAGCCCTCTAGGGCTTTATCTAGTACCGATATAACCCCTTGAGCGAGCTCCTTTTGGTATTCTTCGCTTAATACTTGCATATTAGCCCCTTTCTAGTATTTTCTCGTAGTTAGTCACGTCCTCAATAGACATTAGAACGTCTAACCTTTTCTGCTCGTTCTTAACTTGGTTTTTTAGAGAGACAAGCCCCTCTAATAGTTCTTCTCTGGTTTCTGCTATATAGTACCCATTACGAGTACCAACCCTAGCGCCAATGATAGGAACACCATAGTGAATAATTAGGTTACTAATTGCACTGGATATTAGACGAGTGTTGTAACCCGTGATAGTGGCTAGCTCTCCACCAGTCGTAGCATTAGCACGCCCTTTCTTTAGGAGAGCTAAAACCGCCATTTCAACCTCTTGCGGTCTATTTCTTTTCATTCACACCTCTTTCTTGGCTACTTACCATAATTTGCCCATTCATCCACATATCAGTGGTGTCCATTAAAAACTCAAGCACACTTTCTAGCTTCTTGCGGTCTTGTGGTGGGTAACAATCAAATTTATTTTCAAGGGAAAAAGCCACCATAGTGTTATAAGCCTCTTCGAGTTCTAAGCCAAAGCTTTTAGCTCTTTCGGCTGGTAAGTTAAATTTTTCGGTCATGATGTTCCTCTTTCTAGTTGTAATACTTGCCTTGTGATTGAATATAAGCTCCGTAGCGTGTGCCTACGTTGTGCGTGGTGTTATCTGTCACGGGCTCTATATCAAGCTGAAAATAGCTTTTTTTAAGCCATAAAACAGTTACGGCAAGCGATAAAATAATAGCTAGGATAATAAACTGGCTAGCAGATAAATTTAATTCAGTAGTCATAACTTACTCTCCTTTTTCCTCTGCCTCGTATGCTCTTAATTCCTCTGGGTTGTCGCATTCGAGTAGGTAAAAAGCAACCCTATCTAACTCGTTAGAATAAATTTCAACCATCTCAAAGACTGTTTCTAGAAAGTTATCTGTTTCATAGCGCAGTAGCCCATTATCTGCCCCAGCGCGTTTCGCAAGCATAAGAGTGTTAGCGTGGTTGCGTAGTGCTTGCAAACCAGTTTTAACGTCCGTCAATTTAAAACCTAGTTTGTTACTTTGGTTAACTGTGATTGTGTTTTTCTTCGTCATTTTCTTTACCTCGTTTATGTTTAATTACTGGTTAGACCTTGTTTTTTACTGCTATTTTTAAGAGGTAGCGCTCTAAGTAGGGGTATACGATACCAGCAATTCATGGTATAATTGAGGTATCTATATAAATGTTCTAAAACCCGATATAATATGGCTTGCCTGCCAGTGTGTTGCGTTTTAGTTGTAATGTTTAAAGGCTTGTAAGTTTGGTGACTGCGAAGCCTTTTTTTTGTTGTCCTCAATCGTCAACGGTTAAGAGTTCATCAATACTAACATTTAGATAGTCAGCAACTTTTTTCAGAGTGCCAATATCGGGATGTTTTGTACGTTCATAATAAAGTGCAGTCAGTGCACTTTTAGAAAGTCCAGTTCCTTTTGCTAAATCTGATACTTTTTGGCGTTTCTTTGCAAGTAAAACTCGTAGATTATTTTTCATTGTTTACTCCTTGTTGAATTTTTTGTGCAATATTTATATTGCTAATTGTATTTTAGTGAACAAAAAGTGCAAAGTCAAGTAAAATACATTGATTTGTTGCATTTTTTGTTCACCTAAATAAAAAATAGTGCTATACTGTTTTAAAAAAGGTATAGTAAAAATATGAATAGATTAAAAGAATTGAGACAAAGTAAAAAGAAAACCCAACAAGAAATGGCTGATATAGTTGGTGTCACAAAGAGAACCTATATCTATTGGGAACAAGGAGAACGCCAAATTAAACCAGAGAAAGCCAAAGTATTAGCCGATTATTTCGGTGTTACAGTAGGTTATTTGTTAGGTTATGAGGATATAGAGGATTTAGTAACCGAAACCGAGGATATTCTAAAAAAAGGTGTCGAAGAACAACAAAAGGCGAGGCGACAAGCCTCGGACCATTACGACTATTTTTTGGAGACTATTTTTGAAGTATTGTCGACATTGAAAGAGGGAACGAAAGAGAATAAACTGGAGCAAAAAGAAACCTTAGAATTGATTGACACCCTAGACTATCTAGTTAACAGTTTAGATAAATGGAATAAAAAACTTTACGAGTCACAAACAATGCTCTTACAATATGAAAAATTGAAACAAAAAATTGATTACTCAAAACAAGAGTTAAAGAACTTGAAATAAACAACTATCTCTAAAATATATAAACCAATCTAAACCCGATATAATATGGCTTGCCTGCTGATGTTTAGAAAGGTTTATCATGAAAATTAACGAGATAAAGAAAAAAGACGGCTCAACCGTCTATCGTGCTAATATATATCTTGGTGTTGATGTAATCACTGGAAAGAAAGTTACAACCAAAGTAACCGCTAGGACAAAGAAAGAACTCAAGACCAAAGCCCAACAAGCGCAATTTGATTTTAAAGCCAATGGCTCAACACGTTACAAAGAAGTAGCGATAGAAACATACGAGGAATTAGCTATTTCATGGTGGGATAGCTATAAAAATACAGTTAAAGCTAACACAAAGAGGGCACAAAAAGGGCTCTTAAATAACCATGTTTTACCGTTGTTTGGTGAGTTTAAACTGGATAAGCTGACAACCCCACTCATTCAGTCCACTATGAATAAGCTGGCAAACAGTACAAATACTGGTGAAGTTGGCGCTTATCTGCATTACGACAAAATTCACGCCCTTAATAAGCGTATATTACAGTATGGCGTGGTTTTACAAGTTATTCCTACTAACCCAGCTAGCAATGTTGTTTTACCTCGAAACACTCAAAAGGATAAGAAAGCCAAAGTTAAGCATTTCAACAATGACGAGCTAAAACAATTTCTTACCTACCTTGATAGTTTAGACAACTCTAAATATAAAAATTATTATGACATCACGCTATACAAATTCTTACTTGCTACGGGTTGCCGTATTAATGAGGCATTGGCTCTCTCATGGTCTGATATTGACCTTGATAACTCGGTTGTCCATATAACCAAGACTTTAAACTATGAAATGAAGTTAAACAGTCCAAAATCAAAATCTGGTTACCGAGATATAGACATAGATAAGCAAACCGTAACCATGATGAAAAGATACCAACACAAGCAAACTCAAGAAGCTTGGAAACTAGGTAGGACTGAAACAGTGGTATTCTCGGACTTTATACATGAATATCCTAATAGCCGTACCTTGCAAAGTCGATTAGGAACACACTTTAAACGCGCTGGGGTAACTAACATAGGTTTTCACGGTTTTCGACATACTCATGCTAGTTTACTTCTTAATTCGGGTATTCCTTATAAGGAGTTGCAACACCGTCTAGGACATTCTAAACTTTCAATGACTATGGACATATACAGTCACTTATCAAAAGAGAACGCTAAAAAAGCCGTCTCATTCTATGAAGTGGCTCTAAAATCCATATAA